CTGTGGTCCAAGAAGGCGCAGCCCCAGAGCCCCCAGAAGTCAGAACCTGACCCGCCGTGCCGTAGTTAGCGCCTGCAATACCGATCTGGCCCAGTGCACCAAACTGAAAGCGAGCCTCTGTGTTGTAGAAAACGTAGACCCCGGAGGAGTTGTATGTTTTCCAAGACGCGCTGTTGTCAGAGTTAAAGTGGAAAAGAGCGCCACCCGTGCGGAGGAACTGATCGCCTACAACAGTGAACTTTGCACCGGCGGGGATGGTGGCAGTGCCGATAGCGACGTTGCCACTCACATCTTTATAAACCTGACCAGAACCAATATTGATGACAGCCGTATCTCCCGTGAAGCCATTGATGGCCGGGTTCGTCAGCGTCTTATTGGTCAGGGTCTGCGTAGCGTCCGTTCCGACAAGCGTAGTATTGGCATCCGGCAGCGTGTAGGTGCGAGTTGTCGCAGTCGTGATCGAAGCGGCGCTAAACTTGGCAATCTTCGTTGCGTCAGTTCCGTCCTTGATCGATGTATTGCCAGCGCCAAGATTTACAGCAGCGGCAGTAGCCGTGATCGTCCCAGTGGCGGTCAGTGTCCCCGCAATGGTAAGAGTTTTACCAGCGCCAACATTCAGGCCGACAGACGTACCACTTCCCGCCGCAGCAAACAGGGCATCAATAGTGTCCATGTCGGTATTGAGCTTGCTGCCCCACGTATCGCGACTAGCGCCAACCTCTGGCTTCGTGAGATTAAGGTTTGGGGTATATGAATCGGCCATTTATGGCTCCTAAGCGGCTCTTTGCCAGTTTGAAGATTGAACACTCTGCGGAACCCAAGTATCGCTTCCAACCGCTTCTTCAGCCCAACTATTTGAGGTCAGGCTCTGCGGGGACCAAGTGTCCTCTGCAACTGGCTGCTGAACCCAAATATCTGGATCGACCGGCTCTGGCGTCCACCCGACATTCTTTATGACACCGGATACTACAGCAAAACCATCTGCCGTTCCAGCAAAGGCAGCCGTAGCCCGAAGTATACCTATAGCTTCAGATGTTCCAACAGACGCCCCGACAAAAGTTCCCGTAGCTGTCAGAATGCCAGCAACTGCTGCCGCCCCTGTTGCTGATCCAGTCCCAGAAACAACGTCAATGCTTGCCCCATCGGCGGAAGCTGTTGAGGTTCCAGACGCTGCGCCGACACCGGCAAAGGTGCTTGCGCCAATACCTGTGACCACAGCGATGCCAGAGGCAGAGCCAACGATCTCGGCGATTGCGTTCCCGTAAGCGACGACCGTGCTTGTTCCAGTAGCCGCCCCTGTGGCCGCAAATGTACTAGCCCCGTCTCCAGATACAATTGCAGAGCCAGAGGCAGACGCGACAGATTGGAATAAGGCAAGGCCAACACCTGAAACGATAGCCTCTGCCGAAGCATCTCCAACCGCAGCTACCCTAGAAGCACCAATTGCCTCGACTGTGCAGGAGCCTTGTGCATCACCAACTGCTGCCGTAACGGCAAATGGCTCCACCATCGCGCCGGAGATTGGACCGGACGATATTGGTGCTGACGATATACCGATCCAATCAGACATTCCCTAATACATCCACTAATTTTGAGGATTTAGTTTTATGTTTCAATTGGCTCAGGAGGAGGAGACCAAGTCTGTGTGGCAGGATCGTAGCTCCAGAAAATACCGCCCTGCCCTTCATCAATATTTACGATGTAATGCGAGGCGGGAGGCGTCCACGAGGAGCCTTCATCCAGCAAGATAACATTGTCGCAGATGTTGGTTTCAGAATTGATAACAGCGTAATTAGACATCATTCTCTCCTTACGCCGGGAAGACGGTGATAATCACGCGGCCAGCGGCACCAGCGCCTGAAGTGGATGTGCCACCACCCCCACCCCCGCCGGGCTGAGTTCCTGCCGTACCTGTTGCGCCGCCAGCGCCGCCGTTGCCGCCGTAAGAAGATGTTCCGGGTGCCGCAGTAGCGTTACCACCACCACCGCCGCCGCCGCCCCAGACGCTGCCACTTCCAGACTGAGCCGCAACAGTTCCAAAACCACCGCCGCCACCATGAAACAAAGCAGCGTTTCTGTTTGCTACGCCGATGTTAGTTGTACTGCCATTGCCTTGAATTTCGTCGGTTCCGGCACCTGTTAAAACGAAAGGTCGTCCCGGAGTTATACCAGAAGCAGCGGATAATTGGCCGCCACCGCCACCGCCACCGGAGGTTAAAGTGCCACCAGCCCCGCCATAAGCAAAAACCAAAGTACCGACGCTTGTATCCCCGCCCTGAGCGCCAGCCTGATTAGAACCCGTGCGGGAAGCGCCACCAGCACCAATGGTAATTGTTTCACTAGCCCCCATTTGAGAAAGACTAAGCCAGCGTTCGTTGTAGCCGCCACCGCCGCCGCCGCCGCAAGAGGTAGCAGTTGACTGGCGAGCACCAGAACCACCGCCCCCCCAACACTGGACAAGAACACGCGATGATGCGCTATAGCCGGATGGTTTTGTCCAGAATCCTGAAGAGTCAAAAGGTTGGACGTTAATGACAGAACTTGCTGGAGCAGCCCACGAAGGCGCAGCACCAGAGCCGCCGGATGTCAAAACCTGACCAGATGTGCCGTAGTTTGCGCCCTGGATACCAAGTTGGCCGGACGATCCAATGCGAAAGTCTTCCGTCCCGGCAGTCGAGAAAGCAATCGTGTCAGCGGCAGGGAAGAAGATGCCTGTATTGGTATCTCCAACAGTTGTTATTCCTGGCGCTGAGACAGTTCCAGCCGCAAACTGAATGGTTCCAACGGAGCCAGAAGCATCGCTTTGAATTGTTCTAGCCGCTGCGAGCGTCAGGAACACATCCTTCGTGCCAGCCGAGAAATTAACAGCAGACCCGGCATTGGAAGACGAAAGGACAGTGGTGCGCGCGAACGTATTTGCCGACGAGTATGTTCCAATGCCAACTTCCCACTCGTTCGCTCCTTGCGACTGAATGGCATAGTAGAAGGTGTCATTGACAGACAAAACAGCCGACAACGTACGGAAGCCAGACGGCGCAGTACCGGAAACAACGAAGTTCCCGGTGCTGGTCGAAGTCGAAGTGTCCCTGACGCGATCCGCTGTAACGTGCGCCATGACTATTACTCTTCAGTGATCGTGGAAGCCGTAGTAAGACGCGGGGTGACACCAGAAGAAATAGCAATGTTAGGCGTCACAGTTCCGCTGTAGTACAGAACGCCCGTACCAGACGAAGCCGAGCCAACACCGAAGTATGTCGCAGTTCCAGAGCCGCCAGTAGCAGCCGGAAAGTCGATATTGGCAGTAGGCGAGACAGAGTTACCTGTAACCGTCCAACCGCCAGCAGAGCGGGCAACAGCTACGCGGGCATAGCTGGTGTACGCGATCTCGCTGGTGGACTGGTTTCCAGCCTCGCCGGGGTCAGCCGTGTGGAGCGACACATACAGGTTCGTCAAAGGAGACGAAGCAGCATTGTCAGCCAGATTGGCGATAGCGACAGCGTTGAAAATCAGTTCAAGGAGGTCATTCTCGAAGGCGTTCGACTTGGACATTCTTATCTCCTATTCAGTAGACCCTGCGGGTTCTCGCAACGAGTGGAGAGCCGCTATGCAGGGACTTCTGCGACTCATCATTCAAAGCTTCGATCCTCTGAGAGTAGAACGAGCCAAAAACTGAAATGCGCTGATCGTCCATCAAGAACGGAGCGGCATGAACAAGAGCCCCATAAAGATAAACATCTGGGGCCTTGAGAAGAAGCCAGTTCGACGTATTTTCGGTCGAAAGAGCCGTGATCTTACCGTAGTAGACCATCTCAATCTCTACGTCAGCCCCAGTCGCAGGAGGCGGAACAAGCTCAATTGCGCCATTCATAAGAGAATAGAACGTAGGAGCGTTGTACGTCTGGCGTTTGTTGATGATGTCAGCCTCGTCCAGCGTCACAAAGCGCAGAGGGCTCTGGCCATCCGTCAACTGGAGGTTGATCGACTCAAGGAAGTCGAGAGGCAGGCGCACGAACTCGTCGTCATTGGTGGTCGTCGCACGGACGATCATCTCGCGGCAGCGCAGGCGCGTGTTCATGTCAGCTTCGGCAAGCTGGATGAATGTCGGAATCTGAGCCGTCAAATCCTGTCTATTCAGGTAGTCGGCAATAGTACTTTGCAGGGTGGAATAATTAGTGATTATAGCCATCAGCTTGCCACCCAGTGTGTCCTGAAGGGACGGGCCTCTTCGGATTGGAGCCACTTACGAAGAGCGGCCTTGTCGTCCAGAATACCACGCTGCTTCAGGTCTTGGTAGATCAGCATAGGAAGACTAGCCACACGAACCATGCCATCAGGCAGCTTTTCGTTGCGAGACAGGTTATCTCGATCAAACTTATTTCTCTCAGCAAGATCATCAATCTCAACTGTTGATTCAAAGATCAACTTTTGGTCGTTCGTGATGTGCATCTTCTGGAGGGTTCCAGAGTGCGAATCATACGAGAGATCAAAGGAGGCAGGGCGGTATTCTTCAGACATGGTTTCCCCTATAGGTTGGAGGGACGGGAAGACCCGCCCCTCCTTTTTGCTTACGAAGCGATCAGGTTGGCGATCACTGCGTGTGCATTCTGCGAACGGACACGCAGGCCGTACTCAACGATCATTTCCTTCTTGTCGAAGTCGCCGGTCTTGGCGATGTCAACAGTGCGGAATGGACGGAGGTACGAGACCGAAGCGTACTCAGGGTCGAGAACGAAGGCGAAGTTACCAGGCTGGAAGCGGTTCGGGACAATAGCCACCTCACCGAAGTCACCGAGGTAAACGTCAGCCGTCGCGATGATCTTGAGCGGCGTCGCAGTCGTGTAGTTAATGCGCTGCTGGGCGAGGCCCGAGAACGCAGAAGCCACAGTCTTGTTGTAGGCGTTGACCATGAAGATTTTCGGGTCGCCACCGTCTTCCCAAACCTGCTGGATAGCAGTCTTGAGCATCGTCTCCGTCAGAGCAACGTCCGTCGAAGTCGAGAGCGAGGTCCAAGCAGCGTTGGGATAGCCGTTGCCCGAAGCGCCAGACATCGTGGAAACGGTAGCACCGTTCGCCTGATAGTTGGCGTTGAGCCAAGCCGGAAGACCAGCGGTCTTACGAGCCGTCGAGTTGTTACCAGCGACGCCAGCCTGGTTGCTGGTGAGGATGGCTTCCATATCGCGCTTCAGCTCTTTAGCCTTCTTCGCGGTTTCGTAGGCCATCAGCGTACGCATACCAGCGTTGTTGGTCGCATCAGCCGTGCCCGAGACAGACACGATTGCCGTGCTGATCTGGCAGTAGTTGGCAGTACGAACGGTCGCAACGAAGTCCGCATCGCCAGCAGCAGCGCCTTCGATGGCGGCGTTTGCTGTGTTAGCGGCTGCGAGCGAATCCTGCTGCCATTCGAAGTAGGTGTTGGACGCAGTGTCACGGCCAATGTTGGACATGAAGGGCGTGTCAACGGGCGAGATGTCGTAGATGATGTTGGCAAGGTCTTCGCGGATCGCGTTGACGTTGTCGTAGGTCGTTGCCTTAGTAACCGAAGCCATATGCTATCTCCTGTCGAGCATTGCAAAAAGTGCAGCCGCGTCATTGACGTGGCCAGAGGATTTGAGACGCTGCTTCACCTTCATAAGATCATTCTCACGGCGCGGTGATTGTGCAGGAGTACCTTGCTTTAACGGCTTAGGGCTCGCCTTCTGAGTTGGTTTTGGCGAGTTTGCCTGAAGCGCGTCATAGCGTCTGGCCTTTTCCAGCACCAAGATGGCGCGAGGGTCGTAGGCCATTGCAAGTTCTTCATCTGTATAGCCAATCTTCTTGCCATACTCGCGAAGCTGCCCACGGGCCGCATTCCATTTCGCTTCATCTTGCCACTCAGGCATTTTCTCGACGATGAACTTGCGTCCCTCTTCGACAACTTGCTTGAGCTTGTACTGCTCTTCCTGATAAGCGAGGGTTTTGAGACGGGCTTCTTCCTGCTGAACAGCCTGAAGATTGGCCTTGTAGTCTCGCCACTGCTTCTCAATTATCGGGAAGTTAATCGGGTCTTCTTGATGCAGCTTCTGCCAGTCGGGCTCTTGAGGCGCGAGGGACTCAAGTTGGCTCCGAAGCTGGGAGACGGTTTGTGCATAATAAGCCCGTTCCGCTTCCGTTTGCTGGCGTACCGACTCAATAGCTTTACGCTCTTCAGCCAGTGCCTGCGTCTTACGTTGGTAATCGGCCTGCCTCTGATAACCTTCTGCCGCTTCCTTTACCGTGATCTTCTCGACCTTGCCGTCAATCTTGACGGTGACGAGAGCATCAGGGTCGGTATCGGCATCGTTGCCATCTTCAGCCGCCTCGACCTCTGCATCCTCTTCGGCTTCTGACGGAACCTCTTCGGTTGCCTCTCCGTCTTCCACTAAAGTCTCTTCGGACGCTTCAGCCGACGCCTCTGTCTCTTCGACTTCGGCATTGCCACGACCTTCTTTCGGGGCTGGTTGCGGATCACCTCCGTCCAGGAAAGCCGAAATGCGAGACGTGACATCTGCATTACCGAGTTCGCTAGGCTGCGATTGTTCGGTTGTATTCATAGTTTTACCCCTTAATCATGATCGCTTCAAGCGACTGTTGAACTTCACGACATCCGGCTCTGCCGCGAGGGCAGTTAGCTCGGTCCTAAGTGAAGCTACGGCGCGTGTCATGTGATACGCATCGTCCCTAATATCGGCATCTTTGGGGTCAGAAGTTGCCCATATTTGAATGTACCTTTCGGTCAGACGCTCAAATATCTCATTGAAGAGCTTGTCTCCCGCAAAAGCCTTGGCAGATCGCCAAAGCTCTTCCTGCTCATAAGTTGACATCAGACCCCCATCATACCCGCAGAAGATGCGGCAAATGTGGTCTGAAGCTCCGCACGCTGGCGGTCGAGTTCAGCCTTAATCATCGCAACATCTACCTGAGTGCCGTACTTGGCTTGGATTTCATAAGCACGAAGCATGAAGTCGGCCATCAACTGATCGCGCTTCAGATCGGCATCGGCAATGGCCTTCTGGCGATCAAGCTCCTGCTTGGCCGCATTGATGACAATGTCAGCCTTCGTCTTGTCAGCCTCGACCTTCGCAAGCATTTCAGCCGCATCTGGCTGCTTGTTCTGCGACATCTGCTGCATGAAGGACTGAACCGCCTCCGGCGTCACTTCTTGGACGAACTGAGATGGGTCTTGGAAGCCCGAAAGCTGGATGATCTGGGCCAGAGTGGCTCGATACTGCTCCAGCGACACAAGCGGATTGTACGGACCGTACTTCTCGATGACCTGTTCTTGCTTCTGGGCCAACTGGGTCAGGAACATCATCTTCTGATCGTCGGACCCACGCCCAAGGGCGATGTTGACGATCATGTCCATGCCAGCATCCCACCCGCGCGGGTCGATGGGCACAAACTTGCCGCGAAGACGGATGACCTTGGCCTTGTCCTGATGCTGGATGACCAGTTTAAGGAGCCCTTGAAAGCACCTTTTAAGGCCATCGGCAAAGAGGCGGGCAATCATCTCAATGCGGTCCTGAGATGCTGACAACTGCGCCTGAACAGCCGCACGGGTGGTCGATTGCAGTACGTCAGCATCCAGACCTTGAGAGGTACGCGAGATGCCGGTCCTCTGGGTCTTGATCTCGTCCATATAGGTCATGACGCCAAGCGCCTGCTGGCCTACAAACGGGGTCGAGAAGGGAACAATCGCACCAGGCGAGCGCATACGGATCAGGGCGCCAGTCTCATTGTTCATGAGATCGTCGATATTGACCTGCCCCTCAACAAAGCCGGTGCGGGGGTGGATCGACTGGGCCAGACTGTCCAGCGTATTACGCATGATGGAGGACTTGATAAGCTGAAGGTCCATCGTCTGATCGGCAATCGACTGGCCGAAGATCGTGTGGGGAGTTGGGTCTGGCGCAAAGATTGCAAACGGAATATCCTGAACGATCTCGTCATGCAGGATGTAGGAACCGTTACCAACTGTGCAGACCTTGTGCAGTTCAGCGATCCCGTCGCCGTCCTTGTCCACGCGGATGTAGGACTCGACGTAGAAAACCTTGTCGGTGGTCTCGTCGTTGCCCAGAGCAAGGCCAAAGAACGACTGGTCGGCTGGGTTACGTGTAACCACCTCGTTGTTCATCTCGAAGCCGCCGGTCCCGGCGTTCTCCTCGATGATATCTCTGGGATATCCCATAGCCACAAGCTCGGAGATCGTCGCCAGCTTGCGACGGCCAACGTAGATCGCGTCATCAAAGCCAGTGGCCTCGTTGTCGATCAGGAACTGCTCGGGCGGGATGCACTCAACCACGAAGCGGGGCGTCGAAGCCTTGCGACGGATAGACAGGGAGATGCGAATCTCACCTGTCATCATGTCGATCACCTCTTCAAACGACTCCATCTCAACGGACGGATCGTTCAGGATGAAGCTGGCCTCGTCGCGGGTCAGGTTTGAATAGGAGTAATACTCGACCTTCTCTTCATCGCGTTTGTACCAAGTCAGGACGCCGGTCTTGAGCAGCAACCCGTCCTTGATGGCGTCATGAAGGATACGGAAGCCGCCGTTCTCCTGCATGAAGATGTAGTCGATCATGTCAGTGGCCTGCTGGGCCGCCTCGACATCCTCTGGCCCCTTGGGCACGAACTCCAGAACCTTGTCACCGCCGGTAAAGATACGCAGCAGGGACGGGAGCATCGCCAAGATCGTGTCGCGGACCTCGGTCAGAACGACCTGAGAGCGACCGTCCTCCTCGTTCCCAAAAGGCTGGGCGAGGTAGTAGGACATAGCCGCTTCACGCTCAGGCGCGATGTAGCTGTCAATGTAGGTCTGCGAGTCCTCGATGGCCTGAGCCACCGTATATCGGAACTCGTCTTCGTCCATCGGCTCGTTCATCTGGGAGATGAAGCCGGTTTCAGGGTTGTAAGAGACATCAGCCGATCCATCTGCCGACAGGGGAATCAGATCGGGATTATAGTTTGACCGCTCAATGCCCTGCATGGACTTTTAGCCTTTCTTGCGTACCCGCCACCATGACCAGCCGTTCTCGGAGCCAGTTTCAAAGGCCGGGAAGAACTCTTGGACCGCTGCCTTGACACCCTCCATAGGGTAGTCGTCCCCGCCAATAATACCTTGGGCTTTAAGTTTAGGCCACCACGCTTTAAGATCAGCTATGACAGCATCGTAGTCGTGACCAGCATCGACCCAGATGAAGTCTACTGAACAGTCGTCGAACTTCTTGGCAGCTTCAACTGTAGGCAGCCTATGTACAGTCGTTTTTACACCACTTTTAGCGACATTGCTCTTAAAAATATCAAAAACTCTCTCAAGCTCCGGGTCTGCTTTATGAGCGTCCTCATCTGACCCGCCCCAGTGGTCAATGAAATTGAGGCTGATGTCTTTGCCGCTGTTAGCCACTTCAACACAGAGGAAAGACGCCGACCGCCCCTTCCAGCACCCAAGCTCGACAAAGACAGAACCGTCTTGGAACTCTCTGACTGCCTGCTTGTAGGGCTCTTTGAAGTTAAACCAGCCCTGTATTCCCTCAAAGTAATGGTCCATTTGGGAACCTCAAAGAATAGATCAGCCTCATTGGCCGGTGGTAGGTTGCTTTTCTTGATATTTTCTTCAGCAGGCAAGATTTGAAGGTTCCACGGCACGTGTAAACCGCAGAAATTCTCGCCAATAAGAGGGTGAATATGGTCAACGTGGTGCTTCTTACCAGTATATTTCTCTAACCCTTGAGCCAAATCATACAATTCATCAACTTGATACTTCAAATTACTATCAAACCACGGAGGTGTTGCCGAAACCTTGTCAGATCGTCTTTTGGCGTACTTGGCATTTACTTTATGCGGGTTCTTCAGTGCCCACTTCCTATGCGCCTTCTTATTACTTTCGCGCAGATGCACCCTATTTCTGTCGGCCCAATCTTTTTTATGCCTCAGAACCTTCTCTCTATTGGCTGAGTTCCAGTGAACTGCGTGCCTCTTGGAGCAAGGGATGCAAAGGGACGACAACCCGTCTGTGCGAGTCTTGGCGCGATAAAAGAAGTCGGACGACAAATGAAGGCCGCAATGCGGACACCGTTTTGTCGCCCTAACCTCAGTCATTTTTTCTTGGACTTACCGGCTTCCGACAGAGCAATGGCAACAGCCTGCTTCTTGGACTTGACCACTGGGCCACCCTTGCCGGAGTGAAGGCCACCAGCCTTGTACTCCTTCATGACCTTACTGATCTTTTTCTCGGCCTTCGTCTTTTTCATCCTCAGCCTCCTGTAAGCGAGCCACAATCTCAGCCGCCTCGTCCATAGGGTCAGGGCGGCAGGCTTCTGCGTGATCGTGGGTGAACTCCATCACGCCTATGTGTTTCACATCCTTTGAAAGATCGTGATCCACATAAACCTTCATACCATTGGCCTGTGCCAATTTGCAGAAGTAGATGTCCTCGCCAATATACATATTACCGGATGGTAAATAGCTGATCGAGAACCACGGCAGGGGCAGCTTCTTGAAGATTTCCGTCTTGATGAGCATGGCACCCATGCCGACAGCATCTACTTCCTCAAGACCCGTTTTATCACCCGAATAGACGCATTTAAGCTCTGCGAAGTCAGAGAAGGCCACGGTCTTAACCGGCAACCGGCGGGTGGCGTAATTGCAGGCAACAACGTCTTTGTCATGCGACAGCAGCCGCTCAAGCAAGTTCGGCGGGAACCGCATGTCGCTGTCCAAGAACAGCACATAGTCAGCCTTCTGCTTGATCGCCATCATGACGAGCTTTTGCCTCTGGTCAGCAATGAGCGTCCCAGAGACAAAGTTCACATTAAACAGCGTACCAGCCTGAGCATTGCCGTAGAAACGGGCTGACATGATCGCGAGATCATGGGCGAAGCCCGTTGCTACCTCATCCCTCGCCGGGACGCATATCGCTATATTCTTCATCTTCGCTCTCCCCTTCGTACTCTTCGTC